TCACATCACAGGACAGTCATCACTCCCCAGCGCCCGGTTGATGAAATACGTCACCCGGCCCATGACTTCAGCCTCCTCCATGGCCTCCCCCTCTATCGCCTCACCATCACTGGTTATCAGCGCCCTGCCCTGCATCTTTGCAAACTGAGTGCTGCTGCCAGTGAGTATCAGCAATACCTCTCCATTCCGTAACCTGTAAACAGGCTCAATGATGGCGTAACCGTCAGCTGTCTCGACTATTCGACTATCGCCGGTCATGCACAGACCAGCAGGCGTAAGACGCTGCTCAATAAAATCCATTGCCGGTGACGGAAAGCCCATGTCACAGCCCTCCGTTCGGGTTGTAGAGCATGAACAGGCGGTTCTCGCCCTCATTGGGGGAGATGTCCTTGAAGGTGGTGACGTAATGCTCTATCCACAGATTGGCCTCATGTAGAGACCAGTTCCAGTTAACCTTAGTGAGCTGGGTTACAAAGTCCTGCGTGGAAACTGTCTGGCGCCCGCTAGGCTCTCTCTTGATGGCTGCCGTGAACGCGCCAGGTATTTCGTATTTTCGTGCCATAATCTTTCCTCCATGATTACTGTATGTATATACAGTATCGTTTGTTATGGCTATCGATCAAGTACGGGATGTTTGCTAAACTTCTCCACCTCTCAGAATTCACTGATTTCTATAATGTTAAAGTTATTCGCCAAGTACACATCGGTCGGCATTCTCAACACTCTGATCCACTGGGTCGTGTTTGCCTGTTGCATCTACATACTGGGAACAAACCAGGCTCTGGCAAACTTTGCCGGCTTCGTTATTGCGGTTAGTTTCAGCTTTTTTGCAAACGCAAGATTCACATTCGACACACATACAACCGCCGGGCGCTACATGCTCTATGTCGGCTTTATGGGTACGTTAAGCGCAACAGTAGGTTGGGTTGCAGATAAGTTTGCATTCCCTCCTATAGCTACGCTGGTCGTGTTCTCCGGGATCAGCCTGGTATGTGGTTTCATTTATTCAAAGTTCATTGTCTTTAGGGATGCGAAATGAAAATTTCTCTGGTAGTTCCCGTCTTTAATGAAGAAGACGCGATACCGATTTTCTATAAAACGGTGCGGGAGTTCGAGGGATTAAAACAGCACGAAATTGAGATAGTTTTTATTAATGACGGCAGCAAAGACGCGACAGAGTCAATAATTAACGCGCTGGCTGTATCCGATTCACTTGTAAAGCCCCTCTCATTTACTCGTAATTTCGGCAAAGAGTCGGCGCTTTTCGCTGGCCTTGATCATGCCACCGGCGAGGCGATTATCCCGATCGATGTTGACCTGCAGGACCCTATCGAGGTTATTCCTCACCTGATAGAGAAGTGGCAAGAAGGCGCCGATATGGTGCTGGCTAAACGCCATGACCGCTCCACTGATGGCAGAATGAAACGTAAAACAGCTGAGTGGTTTTACAAGCTGCACAACAAAATTAGCAACCCACAAATTGAAGAGAACGTTGGCGATTTTCGATTAATGTCGCGCGAAGTGGTCGAAAATATCAAGCTTCTGCCAGAGCGAAACCTATTCATGAAGGGTGTTCTGAGCTGGGTTGGTGGTCGCACTGACGTTGTAGAATATGCTCGTGCTGAGCGTGTGGCAGGAAACACCAAGTTCAACGGCTGGAAGCTATGGAACCTTGCATTAGAAGGGATAACCAGCTTTTCAACTTTTCCACTTCGCATGTGGACTTACATCGGGTTAATTGTCGCTGGCCTGTCATTTCTGTATGGCGCATGGATGATTGTTGATACCCTGGCATTTGGTAACCCAGTGCGCGGCTATCCTTCACTCCTGGTCTCTATTCTGTTCCTCGGCGGTGTACAACTGATTGGCGTCGGGGTTCTTGGGGAATATATAGGCAGGATTTATACAGAAGTTAAGCAGAGGCCGCGCTACATTTTGAGAAAAGGAAAATGAATATGGGAAATTCATTATTGAAAGATAACAGAGCTTTACTCATTTTTTTTGGTACTGCATTGTGTTTCATTTTCCCTGTCATTAATGCTGATGTTTATTACCGTGATGATTTGTTCAGGGCGGCATCAGGATTTTATGGCTGGTCTATGCTGGGAAGGCCGCTGACTGATGTAATAATGAGAGTTCTAACCAATAGTGGCGATTTACTAATTGACTCCTCTCCGTACACCTACATTTTGTCAGCTGCGAGCATTGCCTTTGCATCGTTGTCTTTGAAGGATTACCTTGACAAACATAACGTTAAAAATTCAACATTCACAGCTTGCTTGTTAATATTTAACCCGCTATTCGTTCAAAATTATTTATATGTTTTTGACTCGCTATCAATGAGTCTTGCTTTTATGGCTGCTGTTATTGCTTACTGTTTCGAGTGCAATAACAAATATTTAAGCTTATCTATCAAAGTATTTATGGGGGTTGCCTCCCTATCCTTGTACCAACCATGCTTCAATATATTTATAGCGCTTTGCATGGTTGATTCCGCTATATACTTGATTGATAAAAGCAGACCAACAAATGATTTCATAAAACAAATATTCTTTAAAGCATTGTCCTTCCTTGGTTCATATTCGCTTTATTATCTGTTCGTAGCTAATGTACTTATTCCAAACAATAGCAGATCTCAGACTATCTTCTCTGTAGGGAACCCGATTGAGTCACTAAAATCTAACATATTTAGCATTTACTCCATGGTGTCAAGTTTCTTTCTAGGGACGGCGTTGCCATATTTTATGTTGGGTTTAGTTCTGGTGGCAACTTCCATGGCTTTATTATTGCTAAGTAAGAAAACCACGATAACACATGCGATCTTGGGGTTATCGGTAGCAATAGTGGCGTTCCTGGCATCAATCCTTGGCCCAACATACATACTCGCCAACGCTCCTATAATGCCAAGAGCTGTAGTAACGCTATCTTTGCTCTTGGTGTTTATTTCACTGATCTGCTCAGGATGGATGAAGCAGGCTAAATTTCTGATAGCCTTGACTGCTATACCATTCATTGTGATAAGTTCGCATGTATCAAATATTGTATCTGAGCAAAGGAAATTCGAAGAGTCAATGTTTACCATGATAGCTAACGATATATTTAGCTCACGTGAAGATATTGGTTCTGTAAAAATAATCGGCACAGCAGTGGTTAGCCCGAGAGCAAAACAGTTAATAAAGGAACACGCCGAGCTAAGGTATTTTCTTAGCCCTGTCGTGGGCACGCAAGCATCTTTCCTGCTTGAGAGTAAGGGTATACCTCACATTGAGCATCCTTACTCCTCACAGGATGAAGTGAAATCCTTGGTGGCATCGCTGAAGAATGACTCTTCACGCTTTATTAGCAGGAATGACATTTATTCAATTTATAGGGCTGGTAGCTCGATAATTGTTCAGTTAGGAAAATGAAAGGATGGCGGCGATAAGCCGCCACAAAATCACGCTGGCCTGAATATCACAATGCTATCTGTTGCTATTGCCCCTGCATATGTAATAACAAGGTTACCTCCGCTCACTGAGAAGCTACTAACCACTGCCTGCAAGCTTCCGTTACCAGTGCTTATCTGGGCATCAACTTTCGAACCGATAATCGCTCCATTTGTACACGCGACAATGGCGCCGTATGTAATCCCAACCCCATTGCGTGTACTAATCTGCAACCATTCAACGAAAGTATTAGAGCTTCTGTTGAAGTTGGGGAAGACTTCCACCAGATCCGCAAGTGGGATACTTCCTGCTTGGTGTTGTCGCGTACAAGTTACTACCTTTGGCAAAATCAATAAACACAGTAAAAATCATACCGGTGTTGGGGGCAGCGGCTAATGCCGCAATGTCGTATAAAACAGAGATTGTAACAGCGATAAGCATCATTTCATCCATAATAATTATGGAGGCTCTAATTAAACCAATTGATACATACAGGCAAAAAAGAGCATTAAATATTCTAGTAAATACTTAGTGGATTTGGCCGCCTCATTAAGTAGGCGGCCAGTAGATTTCACAGAGGGGATATTGTGAATGTCACATTGCTTTGGCTTGCTGCAAGAGTTATTACCAAATTACCACCACTAATGCTCATTGATGATATGCCCATGCCAGCGCCGCCATAAATAACTTGATTTGCAGTATTTACCGACAGGGTTGACCCATCATAGCTGAATGTTACTCCGTCAGCATAAGACTGGTAGCTATTTACTCTAACTTTGAAAATATCTCTGAAGACGGAAGTAGCAGACAAAAGACTAGGGAATGCTGCATTTATTTCTGATAATGGTATCTGGAAAGTAGTGCTAGGCCCTGCAAAGCCCTTTTTGTGTTGAGTAACTCTAAAGTTTTCGTATGGCCCGGTAGATAAGTATTGGCCACGATAAGATGACTCTTTATGGTATGAAGATACCGCCTCGGCGTAATTTAATACCCCCCTCCCCATAATTCCAGTATCAATTTCCAATGTTGAGCCGATAGCCACAACGGAATCAGGAATGTTGGCGGTCTTTCCATTCCAAAAGTTTATTCTGGGTACCCGAATAGAGTTGCCCGTATCGCTAATAGTGAACAGCCTCTGCCGTTGAGTCCGGAGTGACAAGTGCAAAATAGCTGAAGCTCCACCACTTGCGACTACAACTGCTGCAGGTGTATCAATGGTGTCGTAGCAGTTAAATGATAGGTTAGCAGAACCCTTGAAAATTTTTAAATACGCTTCAGCGGAGGATGACGGAATCTCTGCGCCGATATCCCCCACCACATCGCATTCTGAAAAGTAATAAGCAGACCCTCCGGCAGTACTTCCCGCTCCGTCACATGCTACAGCCTGGAGGTTTGTGTACTGGCACCTCTCAAGGTGCCAACCGTCCATCTGTGAGAATGAAACATATGAGCTACTAATATGAAGGGATGTAGCTGTCTGGCCTACTGCCGCAGTTTCGCCTGTACTCGTGTATCGAGAAGAGTCGTAAAACACTCCGTGGTTAGTATTCTCACTAAATCGGCAAAGATTAATTTCGCCCAGCCAGGCGGATTTAACCCAAAGGCCGCTTTTACATCCCCTGGCAAGGACTTTTTCAATCTTATATCCCACAGCTTCGGCGATATAAATCCCTACAGGACGGTCTTCGATTGGGGCAAGGTGACAATCAATATACCCACCCTGCATCTCCCAATACCGGCATTGAGTGCCACCGATAAAGAAGACACAGTTTACGTTACCTTCAATGTACGCCCCGGCCCCGGCAATATAGGTAGCGAACCCTGTCGTCGTCGTTGTCGTTTTGGCGAGAACGCAGGATTTCAAGTCTACTTTCCAGTAAAGCTGACTCATGAGCTTGATTGGCGCATCAATCAGATACCCAATATTGTTACCGTCCGCAACCGTGATGCGATGAAGGCTGTCAAACATGCGCTGGAACGCGTCAGATGCGACAACCGCTCCGACAGCAACACTACCATCTGCCGGCACGATGTATGGGATTGCCCCAAATCCTTCAACGGTTACTGAGTCCTGGTCTACTCGCTCCCAATACCAGGACGTGCTTACAGTGGCGATCACACCACCATCGTCTGCAGGAACATTCGACATACCTACTGTAGAGCGAGCGATGAACTCACCTCCACCGGTGCGCCCGCCTGCATAGTATGATGCCAACAGGATGCGCTGTCCGTTTGATTTTGGCACAACGGTGCGCAACTCAGAGAATGAGTGCGCCTGTCCGATGTACTGGAAACCATCCTTACCAGCCAGCTTAGCTTCAATGGCTACATCAGCTACCGACAGCCAGGCCCCCGCACCAACTCCACCTGATGATGCAGGAGTAGAGTTAGCCGGCACAACCTTTGGTCCATTGGCAAAAGAGCCGGTCCATTTGTAGTAAAGGTTATCTGCACTGTTAAAAAGTAGTTCGTTTGGATTGTTTAAAGTCGCGCCAGTTGTGAATGTCACGCCTGCCAGCGGCACATATCCAAAAGCGTCCATCACCTGCTGAGCAAGATAGTTTATTCCTTCGACAGTGTAGTGTTTGACCCCAAAGCGATCCGTATAGGTCCAGCCCTGAGAGGTAACGAACTCGTCGATTTTCCCTGCATTAAATTTAAGGTCGCGAGGAGATTCACTCGGTACAGCGTCTTGTGTTGGTTGGGTAGCCATATTTATTCCATAAAAAAACCCGGCGCAATGGCCGGGTTCGGTTGGTCGGGTGCGGTTCTTATGGGTAGATAGCGTCGCTGTATTCCGCGACGGTCAGAGATACCGTATTATCTGTGTTCGGTTTGATGCTGTTGACCGTCCATAGCTGGCTGTCCAGTTCCTCAACTGTCGCAATGAGATATCGCGACGGCAACTGGACAGTGTCTCCGTTCCATATGTTGAGCTGAATGTTTGGTATTGCCGCCGTGAAGCCATACTCCGTGTCGCTGCGGGCCGCCGCCGGATAACGCAGAGTGGGATTTCCCAGGCTGTCGGTCACCAGCACATACATCGAGCCGGTAAAGGTGATCGGCTCGCTGGTTTCGAAGTTAATCCCGGCGCGGCCTGTGATGTAGCCCTGCTGCTGATTGCTGTCGTAGATATCAGCTATCTGCACGACGCTACCGACCTGCATGATCCCGTCTTCAAACACCTTGGCGTTCATCTTCACCCGGGAGTAAACCAGGCGTTTCGTTTCGCGCAGCGCACGCTCCCGGGCCTGGTACTCGTTACGGAAACCGACTATCTCGATCTTGTTTGGGCTCTCCGCCTCCTGCTCGACGATGGCGCCATTGAGCACGCGGTAGTTGATGTACGTCTTGTTGTTCGTGGTCGGGTGAACGTATGACACCTGCACGCCGTCGTAACCGCCGGGCAGCGTGGCCTCGTACGTCATTTTGTACTCATCCGTCTTCATGTTGGCCCGATTGAATACGGCCGCCGGGTAATCAACCTTCTGATCACGGGTAAACGTCAGCACGCCATCGTCCCAGTACGCAATTACAGACGCAGCATTGCAGATGGCCTGGACGCGGTCGCCGAGAGAGTCGTTCTCATCGTCAAACGTGTAATCGAAGTAGCCCAGGCGGTCGTCAGGCAGGCTTTCAGCAATCGAATACAGACCGTACAGGTCAATGCTGCTTACAGCCTGTTCCCCCATCACAAGCCAGGTATGCGCCACTGCATCAGCGAACGAACGCGACGGCCGCAGCGTGTAATCAACGGCCTGCGTCGTCAGGTTGTAACTGATGGTCTGACGCGTCACCAGGGCGTTGTATTTACGGTCACGGCTGCCCAGGGCGTTCTCCGTCGCCCTGACCTTCACGCGCACCAGCGTATCGGTTGGATGTACGACATTGGTTCGAATGTTAACCGAGTGGATCTCCTCAACCTTCAAAATAGAGGCATCGCTAGAGTTATCGGTGCGCTGGAAGTTAATGGCGTACTTTCCAAAACCGCCGACAGGGGTCAGCTTGTCGGTGCGGTAAAAGACCTCGCTCGATGATTTGTGCGGTGTTCCCTGATGATAGGTGAACGTCTGCTGAGTGCCAGGAACCTGGTTGTAGTCGTCATCAATCTTCCAGATCGTGACCTTCCAGTCTGCCGAATTTTTACCTCCCAGTTGTACCTGCGTGTGCAGCCATAGCTGCGCAGATTCGACAGGCGAGAAGAAAGGGCCAACGACAAGCGCTTCGTTATCGTTGAGGATGAACTTCGTCGTGTTGATTGTCGCTGTCGCCGGAATGTCAGGCGGGCCAATCAGATCCGTCATGGTGAAGGTGTACCACCGGACCGGGTTAATCACCGCGCCATCGTTCGTTTCGACAGCCGAGATCAGCGTGCCGGAGAAATCGACATCTTGCGTCACGTTGCCCGTCGGGGTGCTGTAAGTGACGTTTATCGTAAAGGTAACGGCGTGCGGTAGGACTAGGCCCATAAAGTAATCAAAATCAGCCTGCTTTATGATTTTTACCGCGATCTGCCCGCCGGAGTATGTGCCGCTCACAACCGTGGTGGCCGTGGCGGTCTCGATCGGGAAGTTGTCCGATTCGTTTTGCCCGGGTACTTCCTGGCCGTCCACGTCGTCGAACCCGTAGCCTTCGTTGATTGTGGGTATCACCTCGCCCGGCTGGTAAAACTGGAACTCTGCTCCGGCCATGCTTCCGAGGCTGGACTCTGAATAACGCACAGACTCGTAATCATATTTGCCGATCCCGATGCACATCCACTCAGTAACGTACTTCAGGCCGCCATCAGTATCGCTCTGGCGTACGTATTCGAATAGCGACTCCTGAATAAGGTCCGGGAATGAGCGTATCTGGCCATAAATGTCCGGCTTGGCCTTGTAAACACGCGCCGTATTCGTCTGCCCGGTCAGGCTATTATTGGGCGAGTCAATCGTGTTGCCGCCGGTATTGGCGATCGCCGGCTTCGGCGCAAGGAATGAGAAGACTGCGCCGACAACTTTGAAGATAGGGCTGAGAATGTCGCCAATGATGCCCTTCGGCTGGTCGAATATCTGGATGAGGTCCAATTCGAGCAGCTCAAAAGCCAGCTCTTCATCATCACCCAGCCTCACGCCGTTTCGGAAGATCAGCAGATCGCGGTGAAAGGTAGCGTCATTGGCCGCCAGCCAGTCATAAAAAAGGGTGCCGTTTGGCACCCTGTAGCGTTCTTTTGGTGTTCCCGGGAAACGCTGAAGTTCAATCAACGCCATATTCGAAAAACTCCACTTTGTTGAATGCCCGCTGAATGACCAGCAACGAATCCATGCGCACGCTTCCATTCTCGCCGCGCGAGTGCAGCGCCTGGCGGTTCAGCACCAGACCAACGTGCGCCGGTTGCGCCCCGCGGTATCCGACGAATATCCCGCCCTCAACAGGATTATCGACAAGCCGCCAGAAAACTACGTCACCCTGATAGCAGGTGAAGAAGTCAGCCCCGGATTCGTAGTCCGGCGTCTGGTGCAGCTCAATGCCAAGGACGTGACGGTAATACAGGACTACCAGCCCCCAGCAATCCACCTTATCGAAAGAACAGGCCCGGTTAGCCCACGGCACGCCGATGACCTTACGGACGAAATCAGAGGTACTGCAGTCCCGTATATTCGACTGGGTCATAGAGCCTTCCGATATTGTTGTTTAGCGGGTTTGTCACAGACAGGGTTACCGATGCGGAGTCGGCATCGATATCGACGGTCTTGACGTATAGCTGCCAGGACTTAATCGGCACCGACACATCTCCGCTGTCGAAGATCTGCCGCGTGGCCGTGATAGCCGTCAGGCGGGCCGCCCCCTTCCACTTTTTCATAAGCGCTTTGATATCCGACGACAACCGTCCAAGCTTCACCGTCGCGTCGATCACCGGCGTACCGCTCTGCTGGCTTTCTTCAATTTCAAAGCGCGCCGGAGCGTATGTCTGGCCGCCCAGCGTCTTCGCGAAAAACTGCTTATCGACCAGGCGCACATAGCCAAAGGATGGATGGTAGAACGTGATGGTGTCGTACAGACCGCGCGTCGGGCGCTGCTGCTTATACTCCCTGAAGCTCGGCATTACGGCACCCTCGGTAGTGATTCCGGATCTCGTCCGTCTGGATAGCCGGTCACCAAGATATCAAGCCACGAATCCCACGGCGGCGGCAGCTCAACAATGATGTCGTCAAATTCGTCGTCGGCGTTGTGAAGGTGGTTCGCAATAACTGTTCCAGTCCAGGTCACCACCCCGCCATCGATACTGGTTTGCACCGGCATCTGCGTGAAGTGAAGCTCCTGCAACTGCAGGCCACTGCCGCCAAGGTTTATATTCATCCGGAACCAGTTAAGTCCACGGTTGAGATAGTTCGGGCTGCGCAGCCATTGCTGGAACGCGCGCTCCTGGTCCAGCTTTAAGATCCATGTCAGTGACCAGGTCGCTTTCAGGTCGTCAGTAAGGCTCTGGAAGATAGCCGGGCCGACCGCTGGCTGATCGGTCTGGAACCCGGTATCGAGCGTCATGTTTTTGCTGGCCTTCTGCGCCAGTGGCAGCCAGTCGGGATAGTCGATAATTGGCATCAGCCCTGCCCCCTTGGCGTGCGTTTGACGTTGAAGTTACTGGTTATGCCGCTGCTGATCGGGCCGCCGTTGTTCAGGTCTGCAACGATGACATCAACGGTAAGCCCACCATTAGCATCGGTACCGGCCTGCGCATCAACTGACGATGACGTGTAGTTCTGGATGTTGATAACCACCCCGCCACCGCCACCGGCAGTCATCTCCTTGTTGCTGATCACCTTGCCATTATCACCCGGTATCATGTACTGCTTCCCGGTGCTGGCCTGGTAGATTTCAGGCATACCGCCCTCGCCTACCTGATACAGTCCGCCCGCCGTCACCGGGCCGCCGTTTTTACGTTTACCGAGAAGGTTAGCGCCAATAACGCCCGCAACCGCGCCGAGTCCGATGGCCGCAGCCGTGCCCATCGAGGCAATAGATGAAAGGATTGCCGCCGGCGTCCACGCCGCAGCAGTCGTTGCCGCCGCCGCAGTGCTGGTAGCTGTCTGCGTAGCCACTGCTGCCGTCTGCACAGCCGTAACCGTGCCGATAGCTGCCGTTTGTGCCGCTTGCCCCATGATGGCCGACTTCACCCACTCGATACCCATCTGGACGAACGAATTAACAACGCTGTTCAGGACCGTCATGCCTATACTGCGCATTGCGTCGCTGGCAGACATGCTGCCTGTGATGATTCCTGTCAGTGCGTTGCTGGCGACCGAACCGAGTGAATCGAAAGCCGCAGCCGCTGCCTGTGTGGCCGCGTTCTGCTGTGCCCACTCTTCCCACATCGCCGCGTTACGTTGATCCCGGTATTGCTGTTCGATAGCAGCACGCGCCGCCTCAGCCTCTCCGATCTTCTGCGGGTACAACTGGGCGTATTGTTGGATATCCGCGATGTCTTTCTGATACTGGCTATCCAGTCCGGCAGTTTTGCTGGTTTTACCCTGGATAGTGCTGAACTTATTGGCAGCATCAGTACGTTCCTTTTCTGCCTTGGCCTGGGCACGCAATGCGTTGGCGTTATCCCAGGCTTTAGCCGCGTATTGCCCGGCCAGAATGACCTGTTCCTGTGTCGCATCATTACCGAGAGACTGCTGCGCATTAAGCACGGCCTGAGCTCGAGATAACTCACCAACACTGCCTGCTGACAACTCGGCCTTCTGCCTCAGCTCATCCAGTTTTTGGTTAACCGTCTCCTGCGCTTTAGCGTACTGCTCAGCTTCTTTCTGAGCTGCAGACTTTCCGCCCTTGGTTTTTGAACCGCCAGTTGCAGTGGCTTTTATTTCAATAGGCTTAGTGGCAGCAGCTGTTTTTTTAACAGCATCCCAGCCTGCACGAGAAGCCTTCTCCCAGGCTTCAGCTGTAAGCTTCGCTGACCGCTCCTCGTTCTCTTTTTGCCAGTCACCAAAACCAAGCCAACTCCATGTCCTCGCTCTCTTAGCGTACATCTCAGCCTCAGAGCGAAGATCTGCTATTTGCTGGCTAGCGGTAGCGGCCTGTCCGGTCAGTCTGCCAATTGCAACTGCAAGAGAATCAATTACCAGAACCATTCCGTTACTGGCGCCTGTCGCCTGGTTAACATTATCAACCATGATCAGGAATGAGTTTGTCAGCGCTGTATTGGCCTGGGAAAGCGTGCGGGGCAGTTTCTCGAACTCGGCGTTGACTGCCCCGGTCTGTTTCTGGATGGCATTGAGCGCATCTTCTGCCGTTAATTTCCCGGCCAGCATAAGCTGGCGAAGTTCACCGATACTTACACCCATGCCTGATGCGATTTGGCGCGCCAGTTCCGGCATTTGTTCAAGGATAGAGTTGAACTCCTCCGCTCTTACAACGCCAGATGAAATTGACTGGCCAAACTGACGGAGAGCGTTAGCCATTTCCTCTGTAGAAGAGCCGCCGATGCGCCCTATCTTCTGGAGTGTCTCGGTAAGTTGCAGAACCTGCCCGTTAGTAGCGCCGGTATCCTTCAATGCCGTGCTAAGTGACTCCCAAAGCTTTTGAGTTTCCTGAAGAGAACCACCGGTGGCAGAGCTGATATTCATCAACGTCTGCATGGTTTGTGATGCTGACGCTGCACTACCAGTTAATCGCTCAATACGTGAGTTCAACTGACTCATGTTGTCAGCGGCAACAAGGAAAGCTCGCCCCCAATCGACAACTATTGAGGCCGCAATTGCACCGGCAATTCTGTTGATGCTGGTATGTAGTTTCTCAGCTGAATCAGCTGCTGAACCCGCATCTTTACCAAGCTTGTTAAGAGAGCCGCTGGTTTTATTGATATTGCCGGACGCCTTATTGGCGTTCTTCGACATTTCTTCAAGGACAACGGATGCCTTTCGGCTTCCAGTAACCATTTTGGCTGTTTCGATATCTACGTCGTAATAGAGATCGCCAAGGTTTTCAGAAGCCATATCATCTCCAGGCAATAAAAAACCCGCCGGAGCGGGTCAGTTGTTTATGGCTTATTAGCATTTTTGGCGCTGGCTCTTCTCGCCGCTTGCCTGGCGAGATAGTCATCTGCAATTTTGTCGTACTCTTCCCGCGTAAAACCTTTCTGATCCGGGTATTTCGCCGCGAGAAGAAGTTGAAACTTTGTCATGGTCAGCCTGGCGGCTTCATCTTCACTCATTTTGAAGTGAGTCTGAGCAGAAACAATGTAATCTATGGCCCTAAACTCTGCGGTGGCCTCCCCAGCCTCGTGTCTCTGCAACTTTCTGACCTTTGCTTTTCCAATCAGGCCATGTTGCATCAGTTGCTGCGCCAGTATGACTATGTCACTTTCTGGCATCGCGCCAGGCTTATAAGAAACCAGTCCATCATCCTCGACCCATTCGCCAACGAGATATGTAATATCTATATCGCAGCAGCACTGAAGTATTCTCATAGCCTCTGCAAGAAGGTTATCTGCTGCGCGCTTCATTGAGCGCTCGAACAAAGATGGATGAACTGTCTGGTTAGCCAAGATTAGATCGATAATTTGTTGAGTTTCGCACCCATGGATGATGCTGAATGATTTAACAATATCTCTTGGCTCTCCGATGCGCGTCATTGCCAGAAAAGATGGTCGAAAGAGATAATCAGCGCCACCTTCTGCACTGTCGCTTATGCCAATCTCTCCAATTTCTTTCAGTGCAGTCATTTTTCATTCCAGTTAACGAGCATTATCAAGGGCAGCACGCCGCCCTTTGGAATGTCAGTTAGGTAACTGTCACCGTATGCACGGCCACGAAGTTGCCGTCTTCGGTGTTAATGATGATCTGCGCGCTGCCAGTAGCGACTCTGTTCACCGTAACAGTGTTACCGGAGGCGCTCGCCGTGGCTTTCGTTGCATCGGTTGATGCGACGGTGAAATCTTTGTTCGATGCACCCGCTGGAGCAATATTCACCGTGAAGGTGCTTGTACCACCGGCAGCGCCAGTACTGGTTGCCGGAGTAACAGTTACACCGTTCACTGCGACCGCCGTAACTTCATTAACTTCAATGGTGCTCGCGTCGCCAACTTTGAACTCGGTGGAGAATGTAACGATGTCGTTAGTGCCACCGTCAGAGCTCAGGGCCGTGATGTTCATGTAACCGATGAATTCTACCGGGCCGTAGCCCATGCGCACCCAGATGCCCGGTTGGCGCTTGGCCTTCAGTTCGTCAGCGAAATACGTGATGAACTTGCCGACACCGTACTGATCCAGCTTGTCCTTCTTACGAACTTCACCTTCAAAGCTCAGGGTGAAGTCACTGTTGGTGATGATGGTCTCGACATAGCCGCCGCCATCATCTGCATCAGAAGTAACTGAGTTAGGGCTGAAGTCGAACCCCTTTGATGTGCCTGCTGCCAGAGATTTCCACTCTGACTCTTCAGGTTTAACATCGGGACAGCCGTCAGCGACCTCCAGCACGATCGCACCGCCGAAAAGGCGCTCGTTCGAGTTAGGGCAATCAGCCATGTGAAACTCCTCTTTGACGTATAAAAGAAAACCCGCCGAAGCGGGTTATTTGGTTGGGATGGCTATTCGCCGTAAGTGCAGGCGAACTGGAGTCGGAAGACTATTCGCCCTTCTTCTGTGAGTACTGGCGCTGGGATTGCGCCCATGTTCTGTATGTAACCAACGCACTCATCAGCCATGGGGTTGGCCTGAACGTAATCGACGATGCGCTGCACTGCGTTTAGTGCGTCTTTACGCTTATCCTTGGCGCCAATTACGTCAACAAGAACGTAATACTCAGAGCCGAGGTCTGTTCGTATGTTCAAACCTCCGTTAGGTCTGAAAACCATGAGTGCTTTCGACAGATCTTTAGGGTCGTCATACATCAGTTGCTGCACCGTGAAGCCGGTAGTTAGCCCGGCGTCGCCGAACATATTGCGCACCCGCTCGTGCATCATGGGCGTCATACCGAAAGCTCCTTTTTGATCACTGCATCAATCTGACTTTTGGTGTCTTCAAAACCTTTGGTCAGGAATTCTTTTCGCGCAGTTGACCGACGGAAGTTCTGAGGAATATTGGGGTCATGAACATAAACGGCGTAATTCGCTGTGTATCCCACCCTGCCTGTCAATCTTGTTCCTGATGCTGATACTTCCCGATATTGGCTATTGATCAGTGTGGATGTATCTATAGGGGTATACAGAGCTGCCTGCGCTCCACCAATGATTAACGCCGACTGAATTGCCCGAATGGCTTTTCTTCCCTGCACATCTTCAATGAAGCGGTCTAGGTTGGCCTTTGCCTGTCTGACGCCGCGAATCTTTACACCCATGGCTACACTCCCGTCAGGATGGCGAAATCGTCGGCCAATCGCTCGAACGTGTCGGCATAGCGGATAACCTGCCGCACCTCGTCGGCACCGGCCAAAACGGGGTCGTGTTCGGTCGAAACGCCAATCAGCAGGTAATCTCCCGCGGCAGCCAGCGCAAACTCAGTCCATACGGTGTTCTTCACGACGATTTCAGCGCCCAGGCTGGCTAACTTCTTACTCAGCCCGCCCTCATAGTCACAGAGGATTTGCTCAGGTTCTGCATATCCCAGTGGGTCGCCGTATTCGTCATTGCCCTCCAGCTTGCGCCATATGGTCGCCGTGGCGGTGTATGACCAGTTCGCTACCGATGACATCAGCCCTCCTTCCAGCGCAGCACTTTCGCGCCAGTCGCCCGGATGCGCGGGCAGTTGATATGCCACTCGCCATCCGATTTCACGTAGCCGGTAGTCTCCCGCCCGGTGTCGGTCATCACCCAGACGCGTACGAATGATCGCGGCAGCCCGTGCTTAACTGATTTGTAGGTCATCACTTATCCCCGCACATGCAGCCGCCCTTCCCGATCCAGATACCAGCGAATGCTGGGGTGGCAGTCGGGTCGGCAGGAATGAGAGCAGTGGCGCATCCGTATTTATCCAGACCGCGGAGCAGGTTTAGCGAGCCCTTCCAGCGATCTGAGAACGACTGATAGCGGAATGATTCTGATGCCCCGCTCGGAGCGGTATGACTGGATACGTATTTGTCACCCTGCCCCAGAGCCATCATGCCCAACAGGTAGGACTGGATCAGGAGCGCGGTAGCCGGGGGATAATGAGCATCGAGGCATTCCTGAATGCTATTAGCCTGCTCTACGAGCGCCTCTAAGATGAAATCAGGCAGCGTGATACCGACTGACTTCAGATATTCTTTGGCCTGTTCTATGGTAATCATGCGGGCCTCTGATAAGCCCTCCGAAGAGGGCATAAAAAAACCGCCTTAGCGGCGGCTGTTATTCAGCAGGGAAAAGCTTTTCGAGTTCACCTTCTGGAAGCAACTCAGAGAGCTTTTCAGCGCCCAGGTTGCCTTTAAACTCGATACCCAGTTCAGTCAGACGATCCTGGATAACCTCTTTGCGAGATTTCTCACCGGTACCGGCATCAGGCGTCGACGGGGTAAGTTCTCCGCCTGCCTCACCATTCATGAGGCGGACGTTAGACTTCAGCGCCGGGTGCAGTTCTTTCAACTCCACCACCTGTCCTACCTTCACGCCGAACCACGGGCGCACAACTTCGTATTTAGCCATGCTGTTTCCTTACGCCAGGTTAGCGCCGTAGACAACACCAGACAGGCCCTGATCGTCTGCGGTAATTTGCAGACCTTCAGCAGACATAATCTGGAAGTTGTAGTTAACGTTTGGCAGTGGACGCGGCAGCGGAACAACACCGACAGCCATACCCACCAGTGGGGAGATCACGTCACGGCGACGAACGTAAGCAATGAACTCGTTACCGGTCAGCGCGAAGCTCATGCGGATTTCTTTCACCGGCGCGAACGGCAGAACCGCCTGCAATACAGTGCCGCTTACAACGCCATTAACTACGTACGGCTGCGCCAGGTTCGCCCAGATTTCCGGGGAAACCCACATTACATCGTATGCGGCTACTTTGTTTGCGCGTGCCGTGGTACCGAATGCACCTTTACCGAAGAAAGCAAACAGCGCGGTCATGTCAGCGGTGGTCAGGTCGATGTTCGCACCGCCGGCACCAGAACCGAGGTTAATCTTCTTTGTGTTGCGATGGTTCTTGATGCCCTGAGCCGGGTATGACTGCACCTGAATTTTGGAATCACCATTCAGGTAGTAATTGACGCGCTTCTGGTTGAACTTGCGCATCTTCGCCATCTGCGAATCCAGCACCAGGTCAATCCCCACAGAGTTCAACCCTGCGGCATGACGCCAGTTCACCCCATAACCCGCGGTGAATACCGGAATCGGGTCGCCGTCGCTGGCGTAGTCAGTGTGATCGAAGGAGAACGGAGCCTGTCCATCGATGCTTACTGACACGTCATCGGCGATGTCGCCAATAACGTTGTACAGCTTGGCGGTTTTACCTACTGGCAGAACCGTCTGAACGCCGATCAGATCGTTCACGATTTCCATGCCGATTTCCTGATCGCGCAGTTGCAGCACCTGACGGTCAATCTCAGCCCAGAAATCACGTGAGAAACCGCCAACAGCATTACATGCCAACATGTCAGGCGTCATGATTGCGCGGTTAGCCGCAATAATGGAATCGTTCTGCAGGTTCCACATATTGCGGTTAGCCCACAGCTCATTCCAATGGCCGCCGAGGCGGGAGTTTGCCGCCAGAGTGTCTTTAGAGAAATACATGTGCGTTGTTCCTTTTGTTAAGCGCTAGCGGCGGCAGCGGTGCCAACGCGCATACGCACGCGAATATAATCGGTGGTGCTGGCCGCAATGGTGTGTTCATCCTGGCTGTAGCCGATCACAGAATCAGTATCGGAAGTGGCAAGGGTGAACTGACCGGCAGTACCAAGTTTTATCGGGCTGTCTTTCTTGTACGCGCCAGGCAGGCAACGCAGTGCAAGCTCGCGGCCTTCTTCGACGTAGTTACCGACAGCTGAGTCGCCCGCCGGGATTGCTTCGGTGATGTTCAGGCCCTGGTGATATCCGACATCGATGATGTACAGGCGGCCGGTTAGCGCAGTGGCCTGAGCAAATTTATCGGATGAGTTGATGGTTGCGGCGGTGCCAGGAAGCAGCGCGGCGGCCGTTGTGCGGGTTTCGGTCTTGTACAGAGACTGACCGTCGATATTAACGCGACGATAACGTGGCATTATTCCGGCTCCTTACTTGAAGTGTTCGTCTGCGGCAGGTGCGCCGGTTTCTTTATGCTGCTGAGCATTGTTAGTGCCCAGCGGAGCAGCTTCGCCCAGTGACTTGAACATCGCGTCCAGCGCATCGCCAGAAAGCGCGTTGGCCACGATGTCGCCATGGACCTTAGCAACCGCATCACGCTTTGCCTTCTCTTCGGCGCGGGAGTTGGCGGTCAGGGTCTCAGCAAGCTGCTGATGATTAGCCTGCAGCGCATCAACCTTTTCCGCGAGAGGCTTAATAGCCGCTTCAGTATTGGTCGCAACAGCCTGGCCGATCATGCTGCCGATTTGTTCCAGTTCTTCTTTGGTTAAAGGCATGTCGCCCTCCGTTTTGTGGTTTGGTGCAGGATGTTCCTGCGGTGTGAAAAAAGATTTGAGTTTGTTGACGACAGCAACCCATGAACTCTGGCGCTGAACCTCTGTCCCGGTATCGTCAAAGACAATCTTTCCGCCTTCAGACTTGTACCCGTAAACCTTCGGCTCGCCATTGTTGAGGATGATTACCGCTTGCGAGTCAGTGAAGTCAGCCACCCAGGCGTATTCTTTCTCGCCGGGAGCGAATTTATCTTTCGCTGCCTTCTCCAGCCTCCGCTCACGCTCGCGATAGGTTTCCCCCACCAGAGCACCGGAATTAGCTTTCAGTGGAGTGGCAAGGTCAGCATTCACCATCATCCCCACCCCCTGCTCTGGCGTAGCTGCGCCAACCTCATCCAGAAGGATGGCGTCATGGTCCATCGCGTGAATTTTCGCAACCCATGAAGCCCCCTGGGCTTTCTGCTCATCGTTCGCTTCAAGCTCCTCCAGGAATACGGCAACGCTGGTATGGATTGGCGGAACATCCTCGCCTTTCTCCAGCGCTTCAAGACGCTCAAGGAGGCGCTTTCCGTCATCCGTGCGCTTTGCCACTTCTGTGTCGATCCACTTCTCGACGTAGACGCGGCTGCCGGACTTCTTGACGTTTTTGTTCCATGCCCCGACGTAACCCACATTCAGCCCTTCAGGACTAAAAGCAGAAACAAACTGACCGTTGACCTGTGGATGACCGAGCGGTGCCAGTGTCCCCTCCAGGCCACTGTAGTGCTGGTCAATCTCACTGGCCGGATACAGACCGCCGTTCATGACCACGTTCGCCGGAAGGGTGTAGGAAGGAACAACCCAGTGCTCGCGCCCGTTGTGCTGTTCGCGTCGGATGGCCTTACTGTTCACCTTCGAGGTGACATTAACTTGCATTGGCATGAGTTAACCCTTAGCCCATTGGTAGCCACGGGCTTTCATTGTGTTAAATGTTTTCTGAGCTTTATCGATGATGGTGTCACTTAACGGCTTGCCGCTTTCATCGACCATAACCGCGATCGTGGAGCATTTGCAGTTCACGCCGTTTGCATCCTTAGCCCACCACTCCCGCTGCTCTTCTGCGGTATACAGACGGGCGTGACGCGCGGCATGGGAGCTTCGGGTCGTCGGGCTGAGCGCTGATATGTGCATCTGCTTCGTGAGAATGCCATATCGTTCTCTGGCTTCGTCGTCTTCGTCCAGGCGCGCACGGCGCAACGCGGTGGTAATCTCCGTCCGGGCTATTCGATTAGCCCGGCGAGACTCAATTCCCGTCTGCTCAGTGATGCGCTTCGCTATTTCCAGCGGGTTCTGTCCGCGCCCCAGCCCATCGGTCAGAATCCGCGCCATGTCGGCTTTCACAGTGGCACTGAGGCTCTTCATTTCCTCAAAGGTGCGAGCGCGAACCAGAATCAGTCTGCGGCGGTACGGATCACTCAGGAGGATTGCCGATACGCTTTCCTGCCCTGCTGCGTACACGGCTGACTGCTGCGCCAGATTGGCAAACTCCTGCGCCGTCCCGCGCTGATAAGCCGGGTTAACGTATTCAGTCCAGAACCAGAAACCCGTCTCGTTATCCGCACCCAATATCTCATCCACCAGCAATGAGGCATTGCTGAGGAGCATTGATAGCTGGGTGGAATCGAGGTCGAAGGTGTAACGCTGGTTTACTGATGGCGATGCAGGAATGCGGTCGAGAATGCCCTTGTACGCCTTGCCAATTCGCTTCATTCGCCTGGCGAACTCGCTCATTGCCCCGCGCTCAAGTCGGTCGGCGCCTGTAGGATCTTTAAGGTTGCTGGGTAGTATCGGTGACTTCGCTTTCTTCTTCGTCATCATCTACCTCTGGAAGTGGCTCAGGAGATCCCTCATACCCAGCCACTGTACGGATTTCTTCTCCCGTAAATGGCTGCTCGCCAGTAGCGATTGAAGCACTGTTGATCTGCGCCATCTTGATGGCTGCATCAAGTTTCTCGGAGTCGCTTTGCGCGCTCAGGTCATCCCAGATGACTGCCTTCTGGACCACTGCATCAATAACCTGTAGCTCAATGAGCTTGTCGCAGAAGTCCTCTATTTCGAAGGACAATTCCCCCCTGCGAGACTGACAGCGGGCATTGAAATATTTCTGGTCTTCGGTGCTGGAGCGCTCAGCCTGCTGGTTACCAACCAGTATGCGCGTCGGGATATCCACCCCGGCGGCGGCCGTCTGCAGGTTAACGTCGTATGTAGGCGAAGGGTCTGAAACCGGAGAAACCAGCGATGTAACGCTGGCGCCCTGGGTTATCAGCAACGTGTCGTTGCCGCGGTTCAGCTCTCTGGCCGCGTCGTTATAGCGTTCCTGCAACTCGTCAACCGAAACGCCATACATCGACGCCAGGTCACCAAAGTTAACCTCTTTGTCGAAGTTGATGTTCTGCTGGCGAGCGGCGTTCTTCAGGAATGACTCACCAGACCCGCCCTCTACTTTCTCAAGGCTCACAAAGGCGTTATAAGCGGGCTCAAGGAATCCAATGGCATCATCTGAGTAATCACCAAGGATGAAAACGCGGTCGGGATGGATATTAACGCGGCGGCTTGAACCATTCGGCAACCGTTCGGCGTACTGCCACATCTTGGGCTGGCCGTACGTCTTCGAGTTAAGGCCAGTGTCCCACTCGCTCACCGTTAGCGATCCGGCCCACGCCACGGAAACCTTCTGCAGACCTCTTCCTTTGATGGCTGGTAGATTCCAGTCTTTATCATCACGAATGTGCAGCAGGATTCCTGCATAGCGCCCTACAAGGCGCCTGCGGTCTGCATCAGCAAATGCTCGCCAGAACCGGTTGTTGAATACCTGCTTTGACTTCTTTTCCCAGGCGGTTTCGTTTTCGCTCTCGTCGGCATCGTCACCCTCGATTATTTCCGGGTTAGTCTGCCAGCACTTACCCACCAGTTTCTCAACTGCGCCGTGGGCTATGCCACCGCGCCGATACAGGGCATAAAGGTTTTCGTAGGTTACCTGCTCAGGGAAGCCATACTCGCACCATGCGGAATGGCGCTTATTGTCCAGCCCCATCGTCGGCGCCATCAGCCCCATACGGGCGCGCGCCATCCGCGCATCGTTCAACGCATGGTTGACGGCGAGAGTTAATTTGTCAGTCATGGTTTGTCCGTTTGGTTAGCGAAGGCGTTTCGGAATCATCATCCCAGCCATCTGGCCTTTGCGCTTAATGTGTCCGTCGAGGCTATAGCGAATACCATCCCAGCAGTGCTCATATCCATCGGCGAGCTTAGGCAACACCTCGCCAGTGATGCGGTCCGTTTTGTACGACCACATGCGGGCCTCTCGCGCTACGTTCTTGCAGCGCGGATGGATGATGATTTCGTCGAAACCGCGAAGGTGAGCGATACCATCCTCAACACTCCCCTGCCATTTCTCGGCAGCCGAGATGTTGAAGCCCTGGCGCTTGAGATAGCTGATAGTCTCGGGTCGGGCGGAGTCGGCCTTGATGGGCCAGTCACGCGATCCGGGAATTGTGTCGTACAGCTCTGGCATATGGTCGAGCTCTGTCTGCTGACCGTATGCCTCGTATTCGATGTACAGCCGGTTGTGCAGGATGAACGAACGCACCAGAGTGTTCGGGTCTTTCGCGAAACCGAAGTCAGCTCCGAAGAACAGGCGTTCGGCCTCTTTCCATAACTGGTCCGAGAACTCAGCGATCCGGTATTTTCCGGCCAGGACCTGCTTATCAGAGTTTTCGAGGTAAGCGCCTTCCCACACCCATGCGTATGTCGCCGGGTCGAGGCGGCGCTGATCGTTCTGTCGCTCACCTTCCAGCACGTCAGGGAACCACGGGTTATCCGTGTAGTTCATCTCAACGGTGATGCAGTCGTCACCTGCCTCTTTGCGGAAACGCTTATCCGTGGCGCTGCCGTCGCGCTCCGGGTTCCACGTCACCCAAATCTCTGATCCCTCTTCACGAACGGTAGGACTCAGCTTCTGCCAGGCTATTTCGCTGACTGATTCAGCCTCGTCCACCCAGCACAATAGAATGCGCGCTTTCGACTTGATGCTGTCGAGGTTATGCCTAAGACCGCAGAACACGTAGTTAACGCTCTTGTCGATGGTGCGGATGTACTTCTCGCCGATATCAAAGTTGGAAGCCAGCCAAGGGACAGACAGGATCGCCTGCTTCACCTCCTGCATACTCGACTCTTCCAACGAGTTCATGAACTCACGGGCGCAGAGCACCACGCCGCTTTCACCGTTCATCATCGACTGATAAGCCTTTACAGCAGTCATCAGGGCGAATGTGCGCGTCTTGGCGCTGCCGCGCCCACCGTGCGAACACCGGTAACGCTTATTCACGGCGGTGAACAGTGGTGCAAGCTTCGCGGGGATCGGCAGTTGAACGGCTTCACTCATGCTTTCGGCTCAACAGGTAGTAACTGGATGATTGTCGGCTGCGGAGTCATGCTGCCATCAGGGCTTGTATGCTCGACTTTCTGGCGATTTGTGTAGGCATCGCCCATTTCTTTGGCGGCCTGCTCGATAAGCTGCGAGGTCATGCCGTAGTTCTTCATCTTTTCAGCATTGGTCGCCATTCGGTCGAGAACGCGCAACCGGTACGCTTTATTTGCGATCGGAATGTCACCGATCTCATTCTGGAATCGTTTACGGGTAGCGTTGAACAGGTCAATCCACTTCTGGCTCAACTTGGCCGCCATTGCGTTGCCGGGCGTATATTGCGACACCTGCTGCCGTGAGACATCGATGCCATATTCAGCCTTTACAAGCTCAATGACTTTTACCGGGGTCTCGTAGCAGGCGAGTGACTGAACGATGAAGGCTTTAACCTCTGTCGATAATGCTGCCACAGGCTACCTCCATGACAATCTGAATAAAGCGTTACGCCAGCTTCAACATGCACGTCCCGCATGACCTGGCTATATCGATGTGAGCTACTTCTGCTGGCGAGTTGGCCGCATCAACGAGCTCCTGTACTTCTTTGCTGGCACCGTATCGACGCACGACACCTGTGAATTCTTCGACGTCGTGGCCGCGCAGTGTAAGCACTGGCTGCCCGGTCTCTTTGTTGAACTTCGGCGCGCCGAAATCATCTGTGGCCTGTGCGATGTGGTAAAGCTCATGCTCTACCAGTGCGCAGAACTCTAGGTCACTGCATTGTGAGCAGTAATCGGCCGCCAGCGTGATGATAAACTTCGGGATGCGCCCGAACCATTCATGCATCTGCTGTTCCATTCTTGCTTTCTGCCAACCGCCGGCGCGGAGCATTACCTGTTCAGCCTGACCGAGAACTAAGCGCCCCTTCTTCGCAAATGAGTCAGACGCCCACATAAAGCAGAGATCAGCCTCTAACAGGTGTTCATGGTCAGGGTTATGGATTCTGCCGGTATCGCTGAGGATTTGGCGGCTTACCCACTCATGCACTTCATTGGCGGGAATGAGCCGGGTGTATGGCTGCCAGTTGTCGGAGGTGATGAAGTTAACTGGCGGGTATGGCCTGCGATCTTCATCGTTAACCATGGGTTACTCCGTTGTTTGTTCTGCCTTGCTCTTGGACTTCAGATAATCAAAGGTCATATCGAGGAGCAGAATGCGCAGGGCGTCCTCCTCTGAAATTCGAGGGCTAAGCTCACTCACTCGACGCTGCAATTCTTCAAGCACTTCGCGAGAGCGTGCAACCTGCTCTCTCATATCAAGAGTTAAAGTGATAGGCCCTATTATCGTTGTCATGATGCACTTTCCTCGATTTCGCCCTCTGCCGGTACTGGCGTGAACTCCACACGCTTCACATCAGCAGGTGCGAAATACAGCCACTCGCCCGTTTCAGTCGCCAGCGGCACAAAGCCATTAACCAGCTCAGGCTGACGACGAGTCATCTTGCCCGTGAAGGTTTCGCCCGTCTGGGTTGTAAGGGTGATTTGGTAAATGTTGGACATAAAGCCTCTTACCCCCTACAGGGTATATTTTCGATTTATCCGCTATAGCCATTACGATGGGTCTACCCATGGTGATGACAATAAAAAACCGCCCGAAGGCGGTTACAGTGTTTTGTATGGTTTCGGTTTGGGGTCGCCATGCTGGATGTGGGATTTAATCACATTGTCGCTTGGTTTATTCCCATGAAAGCCAACCAGATAAATTTCATCACCCAGTTGATATTCGAAAACCTCAAACTCTGCATCCTCGAAGATCGGGGCGCCCCCAGAGCTTTTAAGAAGTCGAAATGTCTGATCAGGAGCCTTGATAACGGGACTGTAACCCTCAAGATCCCAAACATCGCCTTTCCAGCCAGCACCAAACAAAATTATTGTCAGCATATTAACCCCTCATCACCGGAACGAATTAATTATACCAACAACAAAATAAGCTATGCAAATCAGTTAATTATGTCAACCACAATGAAATCACAATTATTTTTCCATTATCAAGCCCACCCGGAGATGAGCTTTGTAATGGCTACTTCGCTTTTGCTTTTGCTTCCGCTCTTTTACGGCGGCGCTCTTCTTTCTTCTCGGCGTTCGCCATGTCCATGAATGCCTGCATGATCGAATTCCGCATCATGTAGCTGACAAAGTGATGATTAACGCAGCCGTTGAGTCGGAGCTGCTCGCCAAACTGATCCACCGAGGCCAGAGCTTCCATCATGCCCTTCTCGCCTTTCATGAACTCTGAGAAGTCGCGCCCCGCTCTGGAGGCGCATTCGATGACGCGATTACTCATCCCAGCAGCCCTGGGATCGTAATCTGCAGCTTGTTAGCCAGGGTGTTAATCTCAGCGACCAACACAGGCTTCGTATAGCGCCATGCCGCAAGACCCTGCCCACAGAAGCTCGCCATGTCTTTCTTCTGGTCAAACTCATGACATTTCATGTTGAGCTGCGCACTTAGGCTGTTGCGATGCTGAAGCTCTCCGGTGAAGTAGTCATCGAGGACTTTATAAGCTGCGTACTTGAACCCGGGGTTTAACCAGGCCGCATAATCGTAAGCAACAAACTTACCGCCATAGGTTCCGCCGTGTACGCCGCGGGCAGTGAAAACCACAGATTCGTGGTTTTTCTCCAGCTCGGCCAGGAACTCCTTGGTCTGCTTGTTTCGCAGATAGTGGTAAGGCGATTCCGCGTCACTTTTGCCACTGGCTTTCCACATATCGGTGAGGCAGATCATGCCGTCTTCTCCGACACGGATTGGTTGATTGAAGAGGGTTAATGATTTCATTTCGCTGATACCTTTTGGTGGTTGAGCCTGTTCTCGTAGATACGGGCAGCCCAAGAGCGGTCAGCGTTACCACTGCCCTATCTCAAGCTCTACCCCGAAAGGCTCTTGGTTGATATGCGCACGAGAATGCGCGGGTTTACTACGGGCATAAAAAAGCCCCGCTAATGCGAGGCTCTGTTATTTCTCTATGCTTAAAGTCCAGAGGAGAGACTGTGTCAGAGCCTCAGGGACGAGGTTCTATTTCCTGCGCTAATTGAGCTTGTGAGCGTTTTTAATCTCCATCACTACCTCACGCTGCATCTTCCTGATTTCATCGCGGTGCCGGCGCTCCTGCTTCCAGTAAATCCAGAAGAAAACCCATGTCATGAGAAGTGCGGCTATCGCGCCGCCGGAAATGATGTTGTAGATAGAGTACGCACTCATTTAGCGGCTTCCGTATCGCAGTTAGCTTTCCACGTTTTGTTGTGGGCCAGGATCGCCCGCTTAGTGCGCTCGTCCATTGACAGGATGTCGGCCTCAGTAAGGAGGATCGGCTTCACCCAGTTACAGGCTGTGTCCACCACGACTGTGTTATTTGTTGAGCCAGTCTCTGCGCAGCTCGTCATCAACATCGTTGCCAGGCATGCGAGTAACGGTTTCCTGAACATCTGAAGCCTCTTTGCTTGTTTGCGTCTGGCGCTTAGTTGCGGCAGTGGCCTGCTCGATTTTGGCTTTCGTCTCTCGCTCTGTGGCGGCCTGCTCAGCCTTGCCCTTCCCTTTCGAGTGGCCGATGCCAAATGCGCCTGCGGCGATAGCCACTACAGCGAAGAATCCGGCGATCAGCATTTCTATGATGCTCATGGCTTCTCTCCTGGGTTCATACCGGCGTCGATTTGCTGCTCCTTGATATCTTTATCTCCGGACAGCTTTTTGGCCCCGAGGTAGCCGGCGGTGCAGAAACCGAAATACAAGCCAAATACGACTTCTGACAGCGTTCCCTGATAGGCCTGCCATGCAACCACACAGCTACTCACCAGGAAGCCGAGAGCGGCCTGTGTGCGACTGAGTGAAATATTCCCGGACATTCCGCGGAGCATGTTCAGAGCATCCATCAGATGAGGCCTTTGTAGATGTCATAGCTACCAGTTCGCATCACTTCAGCATGCCGCTGAGCGCGTTCTGGCGTTTGCTTCGCCCATAGGCTGTTGAGCATCCCGCGAGACGCACCATCAAAGTTTCCTTCGGAGATCATGGCGAGAGTGTTTTTGAAACCAGCGAGGCCAGGAACGCCCATTTGATACGCCATGCTAATCAGCACATCCCTGCGAGCGTCATTGCAGCTTTTCAATGCGCTGATGATTGCCGGTCGCAGTTGCATCTCGGTGATAGTGTTCTCGACAAACACCTCTTTCCACACATCGCCAACACGGCGCGGTACGGTGAAGGTGTAATTGGATAGTGCTGCGCCTTTGGGGCCGATCTTGATTCCGCCAGCAACAGTGGGGTATCCAAGAGTGTCGCGGTATGGCTTTTCCCGATAGCCTTCCTCAAAGTTGAGGATGGGGATAATCTGGCTCACTTCTTCTCCTCCTCAACCAGCGGTTTTACTTTATCAGCCGTCTTTTCTGCAGTTCGCTCCGGGATGGAGTCGAGCTTTGCCTTCATTTCGCTTACCTGCACCGCAAGCAATTCAACCTTCTTGTCTCTTTCGTCAGCTATATCGCGGTACTCAGCTCGGATTTTGCTGTTGGAGTAAGTGAAGGCGATCGTCATCACGCTGCACATGGCACAGAAAAGAAGAAACATGGCGCCTATCATGAGACGCCCTTTATGGCTCTCAATAAACGCTTTAACTTTCATGGCGATCTTCCTCCAGCTTCGCGAGCATTGAGCTCACCTGGCCCCGGAACTGTTCATCGCCTCCGGACTGGGTCATTGCTATCAGTATGCGAAGCGAGCTTTTGATGATGCGTATGTCACTTTCTAGATGTGAAATACGCTGCAGATCCTTTTCTCTTCGCTCTCTCAATTCGTTGTTCTCTTGACGCAGCTCGTCGTTAGTGGCTTTGAGAAGAACAACCTGCTCTTTGTAATGTGTGATTACCTCGCCGCCCGCCCTGTTATTCGTAACGGCTGAAGCAATGACCGCGCTTAATGGCTTCCAGAAAAGCGCGAGCGCACCGCCACCGAATAAGACAGCAGCGATGCTTGTGATTAGGCTGTTCTCCATTGGGTAATCCCAGCTGCGCATTGAAAAAATAAAAGAGCGCCGTACATCTGGAGATGGGGGTTTCCAACGGCGCTTAAATCGCCCGTAGGCGTATGTGAGGGAATGGCAATATCGGCTCTTCGGCCTAAAGGTCCCAGGTAGCGGGATTCAGATACGAAAAAGCCCAAGGCGTTAACCTCGGGCTCTTTTGTGTAATTCAGTCGACAACCAAAGCTATGGCGACGATATCAGATTTACATGAAATATATGCGTTTCAATCCAGTTTTGCAAGACTTATGTCGTAATTTGCTGCCTTTTGTTGTGAACGTGATCGCGTTACCTGCAATAATGCCCCACCATCTAGGCGCAGGAAGATGCGCTTCATCTCCACCCAGCGATCGGTGAACGTCTCTGACCAGTTCTTTGGCGTCACGCCGACCAAATCTGCCAGCGCCTGATATTCGTAAGTATCACGCCCGGCCAGCTCAGCCTTAACATCCTGCGCCGCAAGCCAGATAAGTTTCTGCAGGCGCTCCATCGTCTTGCCGGCCACTTTTTTGGTGCCCAACTGCGCCCTGAACTCTGCCCATGCCCATTGGGTTATCGCCACCTGATGCTCCCAGCGCACATTCTCGCTGTAGTTCCAGAGTAGCCATGCCTTCTGGTGCTCATCGAGAGACAGAACCGCCCGGCGCCACGACGCGGTGGAGTACTCGACCGGCTGAACCAGCGGGATATGCGAACCCTTAGCGCGCGATTGCTGCCCGGGGATCGGCGGGCTGCTCGGGTTTACCAGCTTTCCATTTGCCGGGTTAATCACCTTCACGCGTGAGCGGCTGCGAGGAGTGGCTGTGAACATGGCGTTTTCAGCGAAGGAGACCAACTGGCCTTTAGTTGCTCCACTCAGATCGGCCGTCGCAACGATCAGCTGCTGGCGTACAAATTCCAGGTCTTGAGAAATCATGCTGCGGCCCTCTCTGGCTGTTTGGTTTTTGTCTGGCTGTGCTTTGCTACTGGCGGCATCTTGGCGCGCATGACGCTTTCGGCCTGGTATCTGGCTATCTGGTCGCGGGTCATGCTGGCCTCCGGTTCCATGCGCGGATTGCATCGCGCTTCGTTGGGTAGGTGTCAGTTATCGGCTTAATCAGGCATGGCTTGTTCGCGCATCCCGCATAAACGCCATCTCCGTCAGAAACCAATTCCGCTTCACCACCGCAGAACGGGCAGTTGAGCAGTGATGCCCAGTGCGGTAGTTTGAGGTCGTAAATCATGCAACCCCCAGTTCGGTGATGGTCAGTTTCAACTTTCCGCCTTTGACGATCGGCATACGTTTCACCCGGTAATCGTCAACCTGCTGGTCGTCCTGCCAGAACCCAGCTTTGGTCAGGGCGTCGAATGCAGCCTTCTGCAGGTTGTCCAGGTCCCGGCGGCGGAGGTCAGGCATATGGCATTCAATGCGGATCTTCACCGGCGCGGTGATGCCGATATCCAGCATCTGGCTTTTGATGATTTCAGCGACGCGGTCGCGGTAGGCCTGCCCTTCTGTGCTGATATGCGTGCGCCCGCGGTTGTGACGGTAATAGCGGTTGTTGCTCGGCGGCCATGGCAGGCTGATTCGATATTCGCTCATGCTTTTACTTTCCCCTCTTTCAGCCAGATAACCTGTGTGCGGGCCATACCTTCCAGCGCACACTCCTTTGCATAATCCGCATCTACCAGATGGGTACGGCGGTCGATTTCGTCGTGACAGCTGCTGCAGGCGATGGTGGCGATCAGGTCAGGCGGCTTAATACCAGTACCGCACAGACCAGCCAGGCGGATATGTGCCAGAACGGACGTTTCAGGATTGCCATTGCATACGCCGGGGATACGAACCTGACATTCGCGACCGCGAGCCGCTTTGCGTAAATCAGCCATGTGACCTCCGGGCTTTCAGGCGATCCCACTTCACCTGGGTCAGGCGAGCGGTGTAGCCGAGCAGTGATGGGATTTCGGATGGCTTGAGTTCCGGCTTGCGTTTGCGGCGCGTCCGGACCCGGTAGATTTCGTTGTTGATGATGCGAGCGAGAGGACTAGCCACGGGAACCTCCGAAGCGGGAAGCCCATTCCATAGCCAGGCGTGATTCATCGCCCCAGCGGACGTTACGCTCAGCACCAAAGGCATGAATCAGCTCGATGAGGTCACACATCTGGCCTACGGTCATCTTGCTTGTTGACTGACCCAGCACCACGAAGCCATCACCGGCCAGATTCGGCACGACTTCCTGCTTAACCAGCGCAGCGGTGAAGATGTGCTTCCAGGACTCAGAGGAGAGCTTGCGGCCATGCCATTCAACCTGGCTGCTGACATCGCCCAAAATTGCCCAGAGCTTTGCGTTCTGGTCGATGGAACGGGTCATCTCTTTTATCTCGATGACGACCGGGCGCTTCTCGTCGAGCTGCAGCTGATTAATCGCGTTGATGGCATTGGCGCGGATGTTGGTGTTACGGAGGAGGAATTGCTGTTTCATACGCCACCTCCGAGAGGTAACGCAGAATGCAGAAAATCGCCGGTGCATTTCTGCATCTGTGACAGGTGAAGATGTTCAGATTGTGGTCGCATTTAATGTCCCCATCAAATGCGCTGAAGTCACCGCCGGGTGTTCAAGCCGACGGTAATTTCATTATACCACTAGATTTGAGAATTGGTTATCAATGTTGCTTGCAGTTGCGGACAGCGCCGAATGGGTTAGACATCTCGCACCTCCAGCGCCGCTTCAGGAACTGTATCCGCAATCCAGCCGGAGCATTTTCTGCACCGAAAAACAGTTACACCATCCTGCGAATAAACAAACTGACCTATCACCTCTGGCTCAACGTTTTCATCCGGATAAAACGGTCTCTTCCTGTCGGTTCGGCCACACGACTTTGGATCGGCGTTTAACTCGATGCTGATTGGCTCGCCGCAGTTGCATGTACCCTGGATGATTTCCATCACTTCACCTCCTGCTGCGGTGCTGCTGCAACCGCCACATCCCAGAACTCACGGAACAGCGAGTAAGCACCGGTGAGTTCGGCGGCAGCGTATGCGCCAAGCTCAGAGTTAATCTGAACCGCGCGCATTTGCTCAGGTGACATGTCAACCGGCACCATCACCCAACCATCCGGAATCGCCGGAGAGTTGCCAGCTGCACCCTGAAGCATGGCGGCGCGATAGGCGTTCCAGCCGACAGCTTTTCCGTGTTCAAACGCGCTGTCAAAGTCATCATCCATTTCCATCGCAGCGGGCACAGATACCGGCGCTGGCGGGGCGGTGTAACCCGTTTCACGCTCAATACTCAGAAGTACATACCCAGGCAACCAGTCGCCCACGTCTGCAATGTGCGTAACGACTGC